CCTAACTTCAACATGTAATTCTGTATGTTTATTTTTAAGAAATATCAATGCAGTTGACATTGCTCCGATTAGAACGGTAATCCAACCGATTGGGTTTGCAAGTAATGCAGCGTTGAGTGCAATGGCTGCTGCCCTAACTCCTGTAACAGCACCAGTTAGCCCAAGTAGTGCGGAAGAAGCAATTGCTCCTGCCGCACCATACTGAGTTAATAAGAATGTAAATCCTTGCCATCCAGCCTGCGTTGCCATTGCGGCTAAAGTAACCGTCCTCAAATATACAAAAGCTGATGCCACATTAGTAACAACAGGAATCAACAGAGCAAGGGCTGCTCTACCGATGTGAAAACCTAAGTACGCTTTAGTTAGTAAAACAATAACATCGAAGTTTTCCACTAATAGCTTAGTTAGCGTCATTAGCCAAGACGCTAAAGCTTTTATCCCGCTTACAAAAGCGTCTGATGTAAATGCACCTTTTAACGCTTTTGCCAGGTCTAATAAACCTTGCTCACTTCCCTTATAAGCCTCATGTATTGATGCGTGTATAGTGCTCCATAGATTTTTGAATCTACCTTCTACAGTATTACTAAGCTCAATCATACCTTTAGTGAGGAACCCATTTGAATCCTCAATGTCTTTCATCAAAGCTTTCCATGCTTCTGCGTTTCTTGAAAGCACAGCTTGCGCAGCCTTGTTACCACGTTCTCCGAATATTTGAGAAGTTAAAAGATTTTGCGATTCTTTATCGTAAGCAGCGAGTTTTACTCTAAGCTCATTCATTACTAACGATAGATTCTTTGCGTTACCGGAGCTGTCGTACATAGATAGGCCGAGTTTATCCATTGCACGCTGAGCCTTTTGCGTCGGACTTGACAACTCGTTCATCATGTTTCTAAAAGCCGTACCTGCAGACTGACCTTTAATATTACGTTCTGCCAAAGCTACAAGTGCAGCAGCAGTTTCGCCAAGTGAAACGTCGTATTGCTGCGCTACAGTGCTAGCCTGCTTCATAGACTGTGCCATTGAATCGACACTTGTTATAGATATGGCAGCAGCCTTGGCGATAACGTCCCCAATGTGTGACACGTCAGATATTTGTAATCCGAATGCGTACATCGCACCAGTAGCTGTCTCAGCAGCGGTGGTCATATCCGTTTCACCAAGAGTTGCCAGAGCCATTACCGTAGGAAGCACAGCAAGAGATTTCTGAGCGTCCAAACCTGCTTGTGAAAGGATTCGTAGACCAGATGCCATCTCCAACGGGCTAAACATACTGCTAGTGGCCAGATGGGTGAGCGACGTTGACAATTTGCGCATCTCAGCGTCAGTCTCACCAGTCACAACCTGGACGAACTTCATCTGATACTCGAAGTTCTTACCTTCAATAACTGCCGATTTCATCGAAGACGCAATAGCAAAACCAGCCATCATCGGAATCATCTGGCCGTATGTCATCCACAGTCCACCGAGGGCGCCAGACAATCCGCGAGCAGCATCGTGAGCATCGCGTTGCGCTGCAATCCACCTATGTAGGGCTGATGTTGCGGTATTTGTAGTTGCTGTCCCAGCCGCCTGCGCTTTGGCGTGAGCAATTGCTGCTGCCTCAAGTGCAGTCAGGTTCTTGCTGGCAACCAGTGCTGCGGTGCCATATTTCTCAACAATCGCTGCGTCGGAAAGACCAACACTGGACGCAGCAGCAGCGGCGCGGCCAGTGGTCAGGCGCGATGCTGGTGAGGCCGCTGCGAATGAGGCATTCTTCCAAAGGGCTGCTTCTGTGGCTGCTGAATCCGCAATTCTCTTATCTTGTAGCTTCTTCCAAATTGCGTACTCCTGCTCCTGAATAGCAATGCGCTTTGCAGATGCCATCTGATGTATTTCAACATCACGCGCCTGCTGGATTGCCGCTCTGTCAGCCTGTACCGCAGCTTCAGCCGCACGTTGAGCAGCAATTCTGTCTTGCGTTATCTTCAACTGTCTGGCGCTTTCAGTCGCAAGTGCGGCGGATTGTTCGCGCATCTTGGCGAGTCTGTCAGCAGCCAAAGAGGCTTCAGCCGCACGTTCTGCAGCGATCCTGTCCTGAATCGTCTTTAACTGCTTGGCGCTTTCAGTTGCAAGCGCCGCAGTCTGAGCCTTGAGAATAGCCTCGCGATCGGAAACGGCAGCGGCCTCGGCCGCTCGTTGGGCAATCAGCTTCTCCTGCACAGTCTTTAACTGCTTGGCGCTTTCAGTTGCAAGCGCCGCAGTCTGAGCCTTGAGAATAGCCTCGCGATCGGAAACGGCAGCGACCTCGGCCGCTCGTTGGGCAGCGATTCTGTCCTGCACAATCTTTAATTGCTTTGCGCTCTCTGACGCTACGTTTGCAGACTGTGCTTTGCGCATCGCGATCACGTCGGCAGACAACGAAGCTTCTGCGGCTTTCGTACCGGCCACCATCTGCGTCATTGCAGCATTGGCTTCAGCCGCACCCTTCTTGATGCCGTCACCCATGCTAGAACCAGCATGGGTGACGGCATCAAGTTCAGCTTTCAGTGCGGTTGCGCTTGATTCAGAAGCTTTGAGTTGTGCCTGAACGCGTTTCAGTTCGGCCTCAAGTTTGTCAAACCCGGTGACCTTCTTGTTCTGGTCAACTAGCGCAAGAAGGCTTTCTAGGTTTGATTTGACTGCAACAATCTTAGTTTCAAACTTCTCCAGTGAAACTATTGCAGGCCCACTGTCTACCGCTAATACAAGAGTTGACGCAGTTTCACTCATGGCTTGTCCGCCTTTTTATTCGCGTGTTCCAAATACACCTGATCCATGCGCTGCATAAACATCAAGCCTCTTGTACGTTCTTCTGAATCCACTTCATCGGTCAATCGGTAGTACGCATCGATCTCCGATATTTGTAATGGTAGTGCTCCTGCCATCCCGTAACTGCGCCCTGCGTGCAGTGTCCAGAAGATGTTCACATATTCAACATCTTCACTCTGTAACTCTGGTCTGTTTGTCAGACCGGAAGGCGTGATACCTGTGTTCTCTTCAATCTCGTTCAGAAACTCCAACCGTGATCCCCACTCCAGGCGCCACGCCATGTACTCCGTTAGTCGTTTCCCACTTCCACATCCTTGTGGGCTTTGAACTCAGCATCATCGCCGGCCAGTTCCATGATCACCTTGCGGAAATCCTTCAGGCCAAGCAACTTGACTGCGTTCTCTTTGCTGTAAGGCATCGGCTTGCCGTCTTCGTCGTCAATGCCTTCCCAACCCAGCAGGATCGTTTCCGACAGAACTTCAATCATGATCTTGTCAGACAGAGCATCGGCAGAGTCGTCTTTGCGCTCAAGCAACTTCCGATTGCGTTCATACAGTTTGGACAGCTTGCGGGAATACTTCTTGTTGCCGATACGAGCGATCGTCAACTTTGCTTCGCCAACCTCCATGATCGTGCCTTCAATTTCGGCTTTCTCATTGGTTGCATACTCAGTGAATACATTCAGGCCCATTTTTACATCCTCTCATAACAGTGTCTAAGGTGGTGGAACATCAACTACCAATCTTGGATAGATTGTGCTTATGACGGTATCACATTTTTTTATGTTGCGCAAACATTGTGCAACATTTTTGTTGTGGTACACTTGTGTCAAACACATTCACATGGATATTGACGATGAGTAAAAAGCTGACACAATCCGAATTTGTCGCCAAGGTTAATGCCGTACACGGCTCTCGCTATGACCTGAGCGAGTCGGTCTACCGGGGAGCCACGTCAAAGGTCCGGGTGCGGTGTCTGACACATGGATTCTTTGAGATCGCACCCGCGTCCCTTTATTTAAATGGTGGATGCAGGTTTTGCACCAATGAGAAGTTGTCCAAGGAGCGCGTGCTTTCGCTGGATGACATTCGCCTCCGTCTACCCGCTTTTGACCACATAACATATCCACACATCGAGCGCGAATATAAAAACGCAAACTCCATGATTACTGTGCGTTGTGAAAAGCACGGAGATGGCTCGGTCAAAACCAATAGCCTCATCAACGCATCAAAATACGCTTGTGCAAAATGCGGTATTGATGCGCGTGCAGGTGCGCACAAGATGGACACGTCTGAATTTGTCGCTCGTGCAACGTCCACCCACGGTGATCGTTATGATTACTCACGCGCAACTTATAGTAGTTCTACTGAACATATCGAAATTGTATGTAAGGTCCACGGTTCGTTTTTACAGACGGCGATAACTCATCTACAAGGTAGTGGTTGTCCTAAGTGTGCGAATAATGAAAAGAACAATTATAGAAAACTAACCGAGGACCAGATACTCGAAAGAGTCCCATCAAACTTAACATATGTAAGTACGAGTGATCGACGAGTTGCTCTGAATTGTTCTGAACATGGCGAATTTACAACCAACAAATTTACGTTAAGTATAAATACAGAATGTCCGAAGTGTTCATTAAAACGTCGAACTTTAAATCAGGTTATCAGATTTGATGAATTTGAAAAACGGGCTCGTCAGACACACGGTATGGTGTATTCATACGATAGTTTGTCATATACTCAAATGAAAGGTAAGGTATCTATAGTTTGTCAGACTCATGGCGTCTTTTCGCAGTTGGCGATTGGTCATGTGAGTAGGGGTGATGGTTGTCCAACATGCGGCACACTTAAAGACTCAAAACCACAGATCAAAATCAGCGAGTTCTTAGAAAGATTTTGTGTAAGAACTGAGCGTAACTATAAGCTTGGGAACACCAGACATGAGATTGATGTGTTTTTACCTGATTACAACATCGGTATTGAATATAACGGTTTATTTTATCACTCACAAAGATACCGCAAAAACAGCAGTGTTCATCTCGACAAAGCGCAGCTTGCTGAAAAAAACGGCATACGACTAATTCAATTCTTTTCTGATGAGATTGAATCGAGATGGTGTGCTGTCGATAGCTTTCTTATGAACCTGATCGGTGTCAAACGACCATTTCGAGTCTTTGCTCGCAAGTGTGAAATTGACGAAGTTGCTCAATCTGCTGCCGACGAATTTTACGATACTCATCATATTCAAGGTGCGTATCGATCAGGTACAAACTACGGTCTGTTTTCCAATAACGTATTGATTGCATGTATGACATTTTCAAAACGAGGTAGTGCAAGATCGGCGCTGATCGGCGCTGATTTTGAACTAGCACGCTTTGCTTCTTGTGAGAATGTGGTGGGTGGAGCGAGCAGACTTTTCAAAAAACTTATTGTTGTTACTGGGGCAAAACGGGTTGTGTCTTTCTCAGATAACCGATTGTTTACGGGGTCAACGTATATACATCTCGGGTTTACCAAGTCCAAAGTATACGGGCCAAATTACAGCTATGTTGATAAAGCAGCCCGATGTCGCCTGCACAAGTCCAAGTTTCAACACAAAGACTTGAAGGTGATGTTTGGCGATAACTACGATGCGACAAAAACAGAACGAGAGAACTGTGAAGCCAACGGTTATTACCGTGTGTATGACTGTGGCCTAACCAAATGGGTGTGGGAAAACAAAACGGCACCCGAAGGTGCCGTTTGATGTTCGCAGCCGCGCTTATCGCGTGGTTGCAACTCCTGCCCGATCGATGAAGATCGTCTTCTGGGTGGCAGCATCCATCAGTGCGGTGAACGGGATGGACAACATCAAGTCTTGGTTCAAGCCGCCAGCGTTAACCTTGGCATCACCGAACTTGACCTTCGGCAGCGTGAAGGCGTAACCGTTACCGTTGCCGTCCTTAATGTTCCAGGTCAGCGAGGTCGCGGTGTTGTTCAGGAACTTGTCGTACAACACGCCATCGGCCAGATAGACTTCCATCGTGCCGCTGACAGTCAGGGTGCCTGCACCAACACCGACGTTGCCGAGAGAGCCGATCCCGTTTTGGCCGCGCATGGCGTTGTCGATGTCCAGAGAAATCGACTTCACGTAGGTGCCCGTCAGTGCAGTGTTGTTTTCTAGAACGTAACCAACACCAGACACCGCATTCATCACGTCATACGCGGTAGAAGCAGTCACTGCCGTACTGAATGCAGTGGTGGCCGTGCGAGTTGCGATCTTGCCCATGAAGTCCAAGGTGCCGGTGGCGATCGAGCCGGTGGCGAAGTTGAACGACAGCTTGTTGGCCGTCATACCCTTGAACAAGAAGAACTGAGCGATGTCCGTGTGAGCGCGTTCCAGAGAGAAATACTTCTGTGTAACGCCGTTGCTCAGGCGCGAGGTAGAGATGGTGCAGCTTGCGGTACTGGTGCCGACAACAGCCAGCGGCGTGGCCGCGCTCACCGTGATTACGGTAGAAGTCGGTGCAACAGTCTCGCTGATACGGAACCACTTACCATCGTTAGCAGTAGTCGGCGCAACCAGCTTAAACCACTGACCAACTGCAAGGTTGGTGATAGGCAGACCCGTGCCGTTAATTGCGGTAGCGGACATGGTGGTCGCGCTAAACGTCGCGCCAACGCCCAAGGTGCCGTAGACCAACCAAGTGCTTTGCAGAGCGCCTTCCAACAGGGCATCGTGCTCGTTGAAGCTCAGTTCAAAGTTGTAGCCACCGGAAGCGGAAGCGCTGGTTTGCACCAAGTCGGTGACTTGACGATCCGAGCGAATTTCCTGCGACGTGGTGGTCTGCAGACTGTAAGTCAGAGACTCGCCAGTGTTACGCAGAGCAAGGCCGGTAGTGGGCGTGGTGCCGCCGAAAGAAGGTTCGACAGCGTAGCGAAGACCGTACAGATTGGATGAGGCTAAAGGCATTTTTTACTCCAGAAGAGTGGGCGGGAGAGTGGCTGCACCATATACCATAAGTAAATATGATGCAACCATAAGTAATATTTATTTGTGGTGCCAGAACGGCACAGTCCAGGTGGTCGAGTACCATCCGTCATGTGCCTCGCGTCCATCAGGGGTTGGTGTTGTGGTTTGCACACCAGAAAGATTCCGGTGCTTCAACAGATCGCATAGGGTTTCAGCCATCTGATTCGGCCGTCTGTCCCCATTAGGTTCTTTCCCAAGAAATGTCAACCGCAGAACCCCATGCACGCGGGTCAACGGTGTCTCTGAAATGGAAGCCTGCTCTGCGTGAAGCGTGCTCACCGCGCCATAGACGAACTCGCTCAGGCTGTCGAGTTCTGGCGATGGGCCGGCTTCCCAGAACAAAGGCACGGCCGCATACGCGGACGCGGCCCATTGCACGATCACCTCAGTGATAATTGCATCGCGTGCTTGAATATTGGTGGTCATACGCCGGTTCCGATCCGCATCTTTCTAAGCGCTTCGATATTGAATGGGCTGAGTTGTCCAGAAAACCTCGCGCTCATTTTCAGCACGGTGTAGGCAACAGGATGTCCTATATTGCCTGGACGGAATTTGATCGAACCGTTTTCTATCTTCCACGCATAGTGTTCGTCGTGATTTGCTGAGTTTGAAATGTAAGCAGTGGAACCAAACGTAAACTCACCCTCTTTCCCAGCGTTCGCGCTGTACGCGTAGTTGATTGCATCAGGGTGACCTTTGATACGAGCACTTGTGTAGTGTGCTACTGCGCTATCGCTGAGCCCTCCAGAATGCCTGCCAACCTTGGCAATATCAGGTAAAACATTTTCTGTGAAATTCGGATCAACAGAGCCAACCTTGTACTTCCAGTTCGCAGCGAAATCTCCCGAATACTGGGCGCTTATCGGCGGCAGATGGTTGAATGCATAAGCACTCAAACCGCGCCCAACCTCACCCACCACCACCTTCTGCTGTGCAGACCAGTCTTTGACTTGCTTGAAAAATGCATCAAGGTTCTTGGCTTGCAGCATCAGACCCGCCGCACATGCAAATGCCAACAACCACCATCAGATGTGACTGACAGCACAACTCGCACACCGTCAGACAGTGGCAAGGTGTCGCCGCTCTTTGGTGTCACTGCCGACTTCAACACCATGATCACATCGTCACCAGTCTCGTAAGTCTTCGTACTCATCGAGAAGTAGTTGAACTTCGACTGCCAGCGCAGGCGTAAAACTTTCGCAGCAGTCGTCGTCGTCGTGTAGCTGGCGCTAACGGGGTCGTAAACCTTCGACGCAAAGCTGACCGTCTCAAGGTTGGGTGTATCCAGAATGTCCACATCTGCAGCCATGTAGCCTGAAGACGTGAGATGTACATTTCTGACCAAGTGCAGGTTTCCACCCAGCTTGAAGATTGTGCGGGTCAGGACTGACTCGGAACTGGAGTAATACATGGTCAGCACGTCAGTCACATCCGAAGACTCATCGATCTCGCGCCCACCCTTGACCCACGATTCAGCAGCATAAAACGTCGCTGTTGCAACAGGGCTTGCTGCCAGCATTGCGGCAACTGAATAGGACTCGGCCAAGCCATTGGCCCTGTGCAACAGGTGTTTGTGTCGAATTGCGGCATTACCGAAGTAATCTTTGGCAACCTGACCAACTATCCACTTATCGCCCTGAACATCAACCACGCGCCGGGTTGGAATAACCACCGAAGGTGCTGTGGACAATACTCGACGCACCACAGAATAACCGTCGCGCTTCGAGTCGTCATAAAGGTCGAGTTGAGCTTTGAACGAACCCGCAGCCGTATAGGCGTCAGTACAGACCAGATTGTCAAAAGCCGTTGCTGCTTTGGACAGCTTCATGCGCCGGTCACCGGGTCAACAACCAAGCCCACGGCCGACAACCAGGGGCGTGAGAAGGCAGAGCTCGATGTTGAAGCAAGGGTATCGTAAGTGGCTTGGAGCAGATTCGACATGCGACCGAATTCGGCGTCAACCTTAGCCACCGTGACCTTGTAGGGACTGTCCGAAAAGCGGGCCATGTTGGCTTTGCCGTCACCGATAGACTTAGGGCCGAACATGGGAAGCGCGGAGGTCAACGACTTGGCCACGGCGTATGCACAGAACAAGCGGAAGTACCGCATGAACGTAGTCTGTGTGTCCGTCAATGTGTCGATCGCAGACACCTCAACAAACTTGCCGTAAATGCCCACATTCACCGAGTCCAGTTCCATCCGCAACATGTCTTCATACATCGGGAGTCCAAGGGTTTCATCCTCGATCTCTTCATCAGACACACCAAGAATGGCGCGGACTTCTGCATAGCTGGTAAACGTGGTCAGGGCCATTTAGACGATTTCCATTTTTTTAGCATCGATCTGGCTGCGCAGCCAAGGTGTGATCTTGGGCACCTCAGTCGGCTTCTGGCTGTACCAAGTGTTGCTCATCAGATCGAGCATGTCGCCGTGAATGGTGCGAACGGTGATCTGTTTAGGAGTCGCTTTGGATGCCGGCTCGATCTTGACTTCGTTGGCGTTGGCCATGTCTTGATGCTCCATAAAATATTTTCTTGACACTATCAGAAATGTTGATGTGTGTAAAGGTTGCGAATTAGCCGCCCTTAGACCACACCCACCGCGTCAGGCCGCAGTCGTAGATGCGGTAGTACCCAGCAGACTCGCAGTTTTCTTTCTCCGTTTTCGTCGGGTCGTAGGCGTCACCGAGAAGGGTTTTCAAATGCTTGTGCTGAAAACGTGATTTGTGAAGTCTTTGCGATCCATTACGATCAACGTATGCGTAATTCGGCGGGTAGACAATGTCTTTTGTAAATCTCATGCGCTCATATACACCTCCAGAAAACAAACGATTGTCTGAGAATGAAATTACACGATCTGCCCTCGTTTTGTTTAGTAGTGCTTTGAACAATCTACTAGCACCTCCGACCACATTTTCTGATGATGCAAACCTAACCAATTCCCAATCACCAGAACCTAGCACCTTTCTACCGCTTGCTTTCTTAGAAAATGTCATGAGTGCTATAAGTACGTTTTTATCAAATAAACCTACATTAATACCGTGCCAGCACGCACCTTGTATGTGATTTGCAGTGTAAAAATCATTTGCTATATCCTGAGTAACATCACCGATCTCACACTTCCTCGCGTATTTAGAAAACTGTGAACGCACACCGATAAGATTCATCAAGTAGCTTTCGCACGCGAGTTGATTGTTTTCCCACTCGTCACTAAACAGATGAACGAGTCTTATGCCGTGTTTTGCAGCCAATTTTGTTTTTTCAATATGATAGCCGCTAGACTTGCGGAACTGCTGCGTATGAAAGTAAATACCGTTGTATTCTATGGCTATTTTTAACTCAGGAATAAAAACATCAATTTCATGCTTACTGTCAGAGAATTTATAGTTTCTAACAGTCTCATAACCAAATCGTTCAATAAACTTAGAAATTTCAATCTGAGGTTTTGAGTCTTTCAGTACGCCGCATGCTGGGCAACCTGAGCCTTTATGGATGTGATCGGAACCTCTTTGTGTAAATTCCCCGTGGTCTTTACATGTTACAACAACACCTTCGCTGATACTTGTATAGCGATCTCGACAGTATGTGTATTTGTCGCCGTGTATAACCTTTGCCCTGCTTATAAACTCGTCAAAACAAACAACAGTTTTCAACCCTCTAATTTTGGCAGAACATTTCAAACAACCCCTACCTGCCATAATAGAAGCAGCTTGTGTTTTATATTCGCCGTGCTCCTGGCACAACATCAACGCTTGTGTCCCGCGTTTTGTTTTATATAGCCTTATTAGAGAAACAGGCTTACCGACTAATGCACGCCTTATTTCGTCTTCAGAAAAAGATCGCTTTTTACCGTTAGCTTCATTGGCGCATTTTTTACAACCATAACCTCTATATAAAGAAGACGCTTTGGTTGTAAACGCGCCGTGTTTTAAACAAGAAACACGCACGTCCGCGCTCAAAGATGTATATGTGTGCATGTGTGGAATTAAACTAACCCCGTGCTTTTCTGAGACTCTTTTTTTAAAACCTTCCGACGTGATGCGGATGTTATTAGAACGCGCAAGGTATCCACACTTAGGACAACCGGACGTTTTTTTAAGTTCTTGCACAGAAACCTTACCACTCTCTCCATGCACATTACAGTTCACCGTAAGTTTGCTATGCGAGTCTACAAATTCCGTTTCTATTTTTGGAAATGTGATCTTATCTCCGTGTATGCGTAGAAGGTCTTTTTTAACATCTTCAAGTCTCAACCTGGACTTCCTCCCAACCTTATCGACGGCGCATTTCGGACAGCCTGACCCTCTGTACAGTGAGTTCGGTTTCGCAAAAAAAGAACCGTGTGTTGGACAAACAACCTCAAGTTTTTCCAACGCCTTCACATATACTGATTTAGAAAAATCGTATTGTCCTGCAAACACGACATTCATTCTTTTTAAAAATTCAGACTGGTCAACCATAGCAACTCCTTACATATCACTAAGACGTTGTGTAAGTATAAGGCATATCTTGTGCTTTGGTTTCACTTGACAATAAAAAACCCCGCCTAGGCGGGGCTTTTTAATATAAACCACTAAGGGTTACGATGCCGTTAATTGTAAACACGACCATGCGCTGTCAAAAAGTCGGTAAGAAATGGAGCCTCGATCGATGCGGAACTTGGTGCTACGACGCATGGCGTATGCTTCAGCAGCCTCGTAAGCCAGCACAGAACTATTAACTACGGCGAACCCATAGGAGTTATCGAAGCCAACGACAGTGTTGCTCGGCCAATTACTATCCTGGCTGATGAAGATTTTGACTTGATCAGGCCAAGCTGGGTTCACCACGGTCATGCCGGTGTCGATGCGCTTAGAAGTCGCATTGTCACCCTGCACAGTCGGACGGCCGCTGCGGTTCTCGATAGCCAGAGCGCCGGCGATGTCGGTGATGATGTACTTGATAGTACGCTTACGGTTGCCAGCGAACAGCCAAGATACCCAGGCTTTCTGCGACAACGTACCGTTGGCAGACAGCGTGGAGTCGAGAGACTCGGCAGTCACCACGGCACCAGCAACGGTGGAGAGCGCGGCCATGTCGATGTCTGCATCACCATTAACGAAGCCAAGGATGGAGGCTTCAACTTCTTCCACCATTTCGGTTTCGTACTGACGGGTCATGGCCAAGGTCACCAAGTCCAGCGGGGTGTTACGGACAGCCTGATCGGAAATTTCGAGACCGATCGATTTGCCGGTGATACGCCACGATTTGTCGCTCGAAGTGATCGACAGCATCGAGGCCGGCTCGGACAACTGGGCGATCGCTTTACCGCGAGCCGCTTCAGGCTTGTCGAAGTTCAGGATCGGACGCTCGAAACGATCGTTGGCGATCGTGTCAACAGTTGCAGCCATCGCGTTGAACTGAGCCACAACGCCGTAGTCGTTGGAACGCAGCTTGTCTTCGATCGCGGACATGGTAAACGCCGGGAACAGAATACGGCTGGTCGGAACAGCATCGCGAACGATGGTGCCGGCTTGCATGCGCGGGCCATTCAGGATGGTGTCCATGCTGGCGGGGCGGATGCCGTACTGGTTGTCTTTGCCGATAACCATGCCTTCAGAGGCGCACAGTTGCTCGAAAGCACTCAGGCCGTCTGCCTTGGTGGAATACTGACGATTGATGAACTGCTCGACGGACAAGCCGGCTTCGCCGGCCTGACGGTAGATCGAAGCGTCCAGAGCAACCTGCTGGGTAGCACCATTGATGTCGATATAACTAGCCATGCTTTCTTCTCCTTAAACGCGTTCGATCACGCCGGTAGTACCGACAGCGCCGGTTCCAGCAGTACCCAGGGAAACAACTCGCCATGCAAAACCAGTGTTGGTTTGGGTGGTCGCTTTGCAGACTTTTACCGGCGCGGTCAGCGCGGTGCCAGCAGCAACAACCGTACCTGCAACCACGAAGTCGCCCAGAGCAACTACGCCAGTACCTGCGGTGGCTTGCAGACCGTCAAAGGTCACAGACTTCAGGCCGGTAGCAACGATGCCGCCGATCGAGAAGCCGTCGAACGAACCGCCGTTTACGGAACTGATCACGCCTTCGATCTTGTCACCTTGAGCGACAGCCGCGTAGCGAGACTCAGCGGTCAGCTTTACCAGCTTACCCACTTCCTTGTCGGTATAACCGCCACCAAGGGCGATGGTGTTAGTACCAAGACGGACGGTACTAACCTTTTCGGTATGAATGGTTTCAACAATTTGGAACTTGGCCATTTTTCAAACTCCTTTTATTTGGAAAAACGAACGGCGTTTTGGAGACGCTGGGCGAATGCATCTTGCGGAGGCTTCGCGTCAGCTTCAACCTGGCTTGCGTCAACTGCCGCAACGCCGCCAGCTTTGAATTTACCGGCGAACTGCTCGGACAAGCTCTTGTGTTCAGCAAGCACTGCCACGGCGTTTGCGCCTTCGAGATCAACCGCAGAACCGCCCAAGGCGACTCGCATGTTGGTCGTAGATTTCTTTGCAATGGCCAGCAAGCCATCGTGAGTTGCAGAAGCTTCGGCACCTTGCTTGGTCAGATCGCTGATCTGAATATTGGCGGCGAGCAGGGCTGCGTCCTTTTCCTTGATCTGAGCTTGCAGGAAGCTGACAAGATCGGCAGACGGGGCAGCTTCAGCAGCGACTTCAGCAGCGACTTCAGCAGCAGGGGCAGCTTCGACAACTTCGGCAGAGACCACAATCTCGGTCAGTGCATTAGCGTCAGCAGCGGGTTCGGCGGGCGTTTCAATGACCGGATCAGCAGAAGCTGCCGGTAAAACACCTTCAGCCATCGCGGCAATTACCGCTTCAGACAGGGCACGTCGTTTCATGGGGTCTCCAAGGTGAGAGTTTGCGCGATTGTCAATAAATTTATTTGATGTGTCAATAGAATTTTTTAATGTTGCAAGAACTTCGTCAAACGATTTGATGCCGTCAACCAGTCCAGCGTCCATTGCAGACTGCCCAATGAACTCTCGCCCGTTGGCCATAACATCGTCTGCGTAGTCGTAAGACTTGCCACGCATATCGGCAACATGCCCGACAAAGACTTTGTAAACAGAATCCAATTGTTTCTGGATTTGCGCCCGCGCCTCATCAGTAAGCGGTTCAACACTGGAAGCAAGTGCTTTGTATTTGCCGGCGCGAATTACCGTTGCATCAATACCTTCTTTCTTCAACTGCTCGGCGTAGCTCATGTGCGTGGCAATCACGCCAATGCTGCCAACACCGGCAGTTTTGTCTGCGTACACAGTGCCGGCCGCAGAAGCTAGCCAGTAAGCAGCCGAGTACATCGCGCCGCCAGTGAACGAGGTCACAGGTTTCATGTTCTTGTTGACCATGCGGATCAGATTGGCCGTATCGGCAACGCCAGCAACGCTGCCGCCACCCGAGTCAACATCCAGCAGAATCTGCGCAACTTCAGGGTCTTCAGCAGCCTGAATCAAGCTGTCGCGGATCGTGTTGTAGCTGGTCACACCCATAAAGGCGTTGAACCAGGAATCGCGATTGGTCAGCGAGCCTTTGATCTGGACGACAGCAACGCCGTTCACGATGTCATACGGCCGCTCGTCATCTTCTTCCTCGACAGCGCCAGACGCCATGCGCGCTTCCATATTCGCTTCCGCGTCCTGGTAAGCCTTCAGGCTCGTTTCTGTTCCAGCCCACAATCCTTCGATTTTCATAACAGTTCCTTTATTGCTTTAATGTCAACAGCATATCACTGTTTTCGCACATCAAACGTGCCGAAATCCTTCAACTTCTGACCGCTGCTGGTATTGATCGTGAAGGTCACTTTGTATGTCACCCCATGCACACCACCACATATCAGCGAGCGGACAACCGAGCCGTTGATCCCGACACTGCCAGTAGGCATTGAAGCTGCCGCAGCGTCAGTTCCGAGCACTGCGATACAAGCCACAGTGGCTGCAGTTATCGTCTCTCCTTCTGAAAGAAGCAGGCCAAAATTCAAACCGTAGAAAATTATTTCAGATGGGTCTTTTGATGAGTAGTTCGACATTTAGATTTTCACGGTCAATGTAACTGACCTCTCCGTGTTGATTGTGGCAAGCCTGGGTTCAGCTTGTGAAACTGTGAGCATAGTCGCAGTACGCAACGTAATTTCACTAGGCACTTCTCCAGATACAGTTCTGCGTATTGTTTGTGGTATCTCAAGTCTGGCATCAACATTTGTAACAACTACTCTGTAATGAACATCAGACAGCCATTGACCAACCTCGATCTGCGTTTGCAGCAGTCCGATACTGGCAATAGCAAGTGCGCCAAAGCCAAAGCCGCATGAAGCTATTGATCTTGGGTTAATCATTGTCTAGTCACCACAAAAGCATCTCCAACTTGTGCCACCGTCTGGATGACTCCACCGAAGACAATTTCATGATCCGACACACTCATCGGATTGGCACTGTCAAGGCCGAAGCGCTGCCACAATTCTGTCAACATCAGAGTCGCATTGCCAGATATATCGGCACCACTACGCTGTGTCGTCACCGCCGTTGTGCCTGACTTCGACAACATGATTCCGCCGAAGGAGACCTCTGTTTCAGTCTCAGTCAGCGGCCGAGTTGCATCGAGGCCGAATCTGCGCCAAATGTCAGCAATCATCTGAACCTGTGACGCCGATATGATCGTGCCGGCCGAAGCGTCCCCAACTGCAGCCAGTGTTACGTTCTGCAACGCTTGCGTTAAAGAGCCGCTCAGTTTTATCTGCGCTGCACCTGAAGCCTGCACGCCGGCCAGCACAACAGAGACCGACGCACCGATTCGCAATGCACCCGCACTTGCGAGCGTGGCGTTTTCAAGGTTGGCCGTTGACGCGCCTGAAACTATTAGGTTTCCGTGTGCGACCAGCGCTGCGTCGTTGAGCGTTTGATTTAGCGAGCCTGTGAGTTTTATCTCGGCTGCGGCTGCGGCTGTCGCATTGGCCAGAGTTTGCGAGACAGAACCAACGATCTTCAGGTTGGCTGTTGATTCAAGGGTGGTATCAGCCAGTTGCCGAACAACTTGACCGGCAGCCATTCCCTGAAGGGCACCTGAAGCCGATAGCGTTGTGTCGGATAGGGTTTTTGTGACCGAACCAACGATCTTCAGGTTGGCTGTTGCCGATAGCGTGGCATCGGCCAGGGTTTGAGTGACCGAACCCGCTACCTTCAAGTTGGCTGTTGACGTGCCTGTGGCATCAGCCAGCGCTGCCGAGACTGTCGCAGCGATCTTCAGATTGGCTGCTGCAGATAGCGTGACATTGGTCAGCGTTTGCGAGACTGTCGCAGCGATCTTCAGATTGGCTGCAGACGCAAGTGTGGCATCGGCCAGTTGTTGAACGACCTGACCGCTACCCTGCGTCTGGTGCGCACCCGTTGCCACCAGTGTGGCATCGGCCAGCGTCTGCGAGACTGTCGCCGCGATCTTCAGGTTGGCTGCTGCCGATAGTGTGGCATCGGCCAGTGTCTGAGTGACAGAGCCAGCAACCTTCAGATTGGCTGAGGATGTACCTGTGGCATCGGCCAGTGTTGCTGAGACACTCGCCGCGATCTTCAGATTGGCTGCTGCCGATAGCGTGGCGTTTGCCAGTGTCTGAGAGACTGAGCCTACGACCTTCAGATTGGCTGCGGCTGTACCTGTGGCATCGGCCAGTGTCTGAGAGACCGAGCCGACGATCTTCAGGTTGGCTGCGGACGCAAGTGTGGCATCGGCCAGTTGTTGAACAACCTGACCGCTACCAACGGAGATTTGAATACCGGAAGACGCCAGTGTGGCATCGGCCAGTGTTTGCGAGACAGAGCCAACGATGTTCAGGTTGGCTGTGGCTGTGCCTGTGGTATCGGCCAGCGTTGCTGAGACAGAGCCTGCAATCTTCAGGTTGGCTGCGGATGCAAGTGTGGCATCGGCCAGTGTTTGCGAGACAGAGCCAACGACCTTCAGGCTGGCTGCAGACGCAAGTGTGGCGTTTGCCAGTGTCTGAGAGACTGAGCCTACGACCTTCAGATTTGCTGCCGCTGAACCTGTTGTATTCGCCAGGGTCTGAGAGACAGCGCCGGAAATATTTAGGTTAGCCGTTGACGCCAGTGTGCTGAAGGGGATGCGCGAGGGTTGTTGCTTGAAGATTTGCCAGGGGTTGGCTGAGAGGGATACCAACTCGGTTACTGATTTACTAACTGTCCAGTGAGCGACTAGGTTAAAATCTTTCTTTCCAGGATCAACATTTGTATGAGAATAATAGCTACCAATAGCGGTAATTGTTGACGAGGTGCTTATATCAAGAGCCCTATTAGCCGTAGTTACTTTACCATTCACTACAATAATGGCCGCGCCAGTAAAACCATTATACGAGTATGCGACTCTGAATGGGACGCCTGATATCACCCTAGCATCTGGGGTTTGGGCTATGACAATAATATTATTGTTAACAAGATAAACAGCCCCAGATGATGTAAAACCAACCCTAAAACCTCCATTAATAACTGAGTATCCAGTGCATAGCAAAGTACAGTTGTTAATTAATACAGGTACTACACCTACAATAACCCCACTATGTACTCTTTCCTTCATAGATGCTGTGTTATTAAAGCTTATATAACCACCGTCACTTGATGTAGGCCCGTAAGAGTCTCCGATTATATTAATTGATTTAGCAATGGTTCCACGCACCGTCCCTTTAGCTAATTCTCCGCCGGAAATTCCTAGATTCCTAAGATTACCAACGATACATATTTCTGCATTTTTGTACTCGCTTGCTAACGTCACAGCCCCCTGCGACTGGCTATAAAACCTCCGAGGGAGCAGTAAAGACGACATTAGGCAGTCACGCTGTTGGTGACTTCTGACAGGTAGGCTTCGACCGTTACTGGTTGAACCGTGTTACCTGTGAACTCGATTTCCAGTTGCATCACGCCGGGGCCGAATTCCCAAGATTGCTCAGTAATGGCATTCAAAGTCGTGCCACCACCAAACACCCACAAGGTTTTCCAGTCAGCACCAGCACTGCCAGCAGACGGCGTGGTTGCGTTGTGTGCAATCAACACGCGACCTTCGCACTGCAAAGTTGGGCCAGTGCCTCCGTTGATAATCTTCATCGTGACGATGCCGCCGAGCTTTCCAACCAAGCTGTACGGAGTGCTGCGTGTGGTGCCGGCGGCAGCGTTACTGGTTCCTGCTGCTACCAGCGTGACTGCTGCATTGGTGACTGTCGTTGTACTCATTTGAGGCTCCCATCATCGTTGTAGAGTGCGATTACCACGTCACGCTCGCTGATTGGATCGGGAACTTCGGCAATCGCCAACAGCGCGGCAGCAGCTTCTTCAGGGATAGCCCCACCGACTGCGAGTTGCTGAATCATGCCGCGAGTAGCGGGACTGCCGAAGTCCAGTTCGCCGCGATCAATCAGCACCCATGCCCATTTCACTGGGGACGAGACAGCCTTGAGCGCGTCCAGTCCGTCGAGTAGTGCGCTGCCAGCGTCGGGGCCGAGTGTTTCAAGCACCAGACCTACGCCACCGATCTTCTGGGCAACCCTGACACGACCAACTGACAGAGCATCAGCGATGGCCTGCGTGTCCGGAATGAGCGCGGTTAGCTCTGGGGATGCTGCAACTGCGTCTTTGATTTCAATGGGTGTCATTATGGATTCCCATCAGTCAAGGTAAAGGCGGTAACGCTGAACTGCTGACCAGCCGTAAAGGTAACGCTGTCCAGAATCATGTCAGTACCAGAAAGTCCAGCCGTTCCCTGCATGAAGCAAGTGCTGCCGTCCTTGGTCGCCTGAGACTTGTACATACGGAAATGTGCAGCAGTGCCGGCGTTATCTGCACTGGCATCAGTCCACGGGCCACCAGCGATAGCCTTGGCACCAGCAGCGGCTGCGCCCATCCAGTCAGACGGAAGGTTGATGGTAGCTAGGATCGTTCCGGTTGAAGCGGCTGCACAGTTAGCCGGTGCGCCACCGCTGCGAATCTCGCAAGAACAGGATGCGCCGTTGGTAGACTCAATCGTGTCGAGTCTGGCATTTCGAGTTGTTGCATCAAATTGGATAGTCATTTTTTACTGCTCCTTTAGTTGGTTTATGCCCTTGATAAGCTCACGAGCGCGTTCGAGGTCAGTTAGGTACGCCCAGTAACAGTGATCTGGTTCCCAGAACACAATTTTGTTAATCCATTTCTGTGCAGACCACTCACTTCTATATGCGCGACCTGAGATCGACTCATTTGCATCTCCATTTAGCAGCAGCACGTTAACAAGCTGGCTTACTGCGTCAAACAGACGCACGAGGTATTTGGGGCGCACGACGATCATCAGAAAAACCCCGTCTGGTGCATACCGATCCCGAGCATTGTCAGGAGGGCAGTGATCGTTGCAACGATCAGCTTCTCCATGATGTTCTCGCTGATCTTTCTCTTTGAGTTTGCAGCGGCAAGGGCTTCTGCCTCTGCCTTCAACACAAAAGGGCACTTGCCATTGGGCCGATTGGTGCGGAAATTGTGCAACCAGTCCATGTCGTCGTGGAATGTTGCGGTGTGACCGTTCAGTACAATGCTTTTGATGGCGGATTCATCCTGCAGAACTGCGTCGATCTTCATCGAAAGACGGCCAAAGCCACTGTGTATGATCAGCAGCACAGCCTTCATCGACTGGTCTTCGCACTCCGCAATCGCCCGCATGATCTCGTCAGCCATCGCTGCATCCTCGTGGTCACTCTTGCGCCGGTTCACTTCAAAACCTCTTCAATCCAGCGTTGTAATCCGTTGAGTTGGGCGGCGTTTGAGTTGGCGATTGCGTAGTTTTGGGCGATGTTCCCGGCAAGATCAGCGGCACTAATGGGCGCGGTGGCGTCATCAGGTTTGCCGGTGGGTGCGGGAACTTGGGTGCCTGCAATGGCGGCGTTGGACAACACGCCGATAGCCCTAGAACAGTTGCCAGTAATAGCGTTGGCATAAGTAAGGTATTCGCGTTTGAGGTCGGCATATTTGCGCTCCGTATCTAAGAGTTCTTTGCTGATCCGCTCGCCCGCCTCGATGCCAGCAAGATATTGCTGATGCGCCTCCTCTGCCTGCGCTGCAGCAACCAATTGATGCTCGATGTTGCACTCGTTAACAGCATCGTTGCGAATAGCCAAAACAGCCCAAGCAATGCCAGCAACAGCGATAGCGCCAGATAGCCCAACCACCCAAGTGCGTAACGGAATGAGTGAAAGGAAGCCCATATCATTCGTCCAACCCTAAAAAGTCGCGTGCGGCTGCGAGTGCCACGATGCCGATCACCAGGACCGGGATCATGAAAAAGATGGCGCAGAGCGCGATGGTTGTGTATTCGATCATGGACGACTCTCAACGTAATTTTTGAACACTGAAACGACCAGCAGGGTCGCCGGGGCGGATAGCGCAGTAACGATTGCGGCTACACCTACATCTGCTTTGCCCAATGCCAGAGCGGCAAGGCTGTACTCGTAAGCCCAATTCGCTTGCACACACAACATCCAGATTGAGACACCGAGGACGGCTCGCCTGATCACGCCGCGCTGGTCGATGAAGTCCCAGAACTGGGTGAATGAATTGGTAAGCATCTCGGTCATCGCGCACCTCCAGCATAAGGAACGGCAAGTCCCTCATCCAGCAGCAGGCGACACACAGATGGGCATAGGTTTGGGATGGTGATGTCAGCAAGCCATCTACCGTATTTGTCAGCCTTCCATGTGGTAACTGTGACTTCGCGGCCTGGGTAAAGCATCTCGCTCAACCGCACACCAGCAAGACTCTTACCTTCCGGCGCGTTTATACCGTTGAGGCGAAAGTTATAGGCGAAACGATTGTGAAAACCTGTATCAACATCAAGTGCAACGGTGTCGCCATCAACAACGCGAACGATTTTTGCGGGATAGTTCCGTGAATTCATTCTGGCCACCTAGCCAGTTGGAAGTGCATTCCATCAGGACAAGTTTCCCAGTCACCACCCCAGTCAAAGCCCGCGTCTTTCCAGCATTGGACGAAGCCTTCTGACAGCGTTGCTCGCTGACCATAGCTGTTCCATGCTGCATTCACGTCAACCGCCAGACCCCATGAGTGCAGGCTGGCAGAAGCGCCACCCCGGCTTGAACGGATGTTAAAACAGTTTCCGGTTATGAAAACATGCCCGTTATGACGCAGAAGAAGCCTTCCTGTTGGGACAGTAAAGCAATACTTCATCCCGCCAGGGACTGTGATATGCGTTATTCCAGCGCCGTCCGTGGCTACTGCCGGTGTTGTGTTAAGAGATAGCGTGGCGGCATAACATGTTTTCTGAACGCCAGAGCCTTCGCGTGTCTGAACGACCTTAGATCGCACCCCGCATGCGCCGCGTGCGTACTGTATGAAATCTACGTCCCTACTATCAGTAGAAAAAAACCGACCGTTGTCTACTGAACTATCCCAGTATTTAACTTCATCACATACGGCTCGCAATTGTTCAGACGAACAGGCGTACCAAGTAGCGTCAAAGTGTTTATCCTTATTGTCCATGTAGAAATAGAATGTCGTCTCTCCACGGCAATTAACACTTCTTTTGAACGCTACATCAGCTTCTACAAGTAATCGCCCTAATCGATCTATCTTTCGTTGCTTACGAAGCAAAACCTTACAGTAGTTTATCTTCGTTTCCCGGTGCTTATGGGGGAAGCAACCGTCTGCAAAAACAGCAGTTTTTAGCCGGATATACGCGTCAGAGTAGTCAATACCTGACGCATTTGTAATGTATGTCGTAGGTATTTTTATTTTCTTGTGTGGGTGTTTTTTGTATTCCGCCAGAATGTCTCCGGCAAAAACAATTTGCTCATTGCCGCGCCCGTCGATGTATATAACCCGGTGATCATATGACACTACCTGACTAACGCCCTGCGCACTCTGTACCCGTACAAACGCATCACAAGGTGTAGCTATAAACCTTTCTGGCGTCACCATTGACAGAACTCCATCCTCATCTACCTGACCAACTTTGCCAGATTGATACGACGCTATTGGAGACCAACCAACGCCGTTAAAATACTCAGTGTCGCCCGATACACACCCGTCCCACGTCTTCAGTTCACCAATGAATCCGCGAGTAATAAGATTCACGATGGCTTGCGCCAATGCCGGCTGCATGTCCGCGTTGACGTAGATGCGGCCGGGAATACACGAACGCTCCATCACGGACGGAACATCCCACAAGATCATGTTCTTCTCGTGCAACGGCGAACCGTAGCGAGCAAGGGCTTGGCGTGAGGTAATCATGCCGATTCGTCAGCCTTTTCAAACTTCTCGCACTGCTGTGCATGCGGGAAGCCGGGTTTGTCGAACTCGCAGCAGGCCAGCTTGTGCTGGATCAATAGCCAATCGCAGCCCGCGCACTGATTGGTCAGATCGCGAACACTGCACCAGCCGAAGGTTTGAACATTTGACATATCTACACTCTATCCATATCAGGCAATTTGCACAATATTGTCAACCGCTTTTACCGGATTTCTCTTGGTATTCCCACCCCGACCCTGTGCCGGCGCATCGGAATTCAGGTTCTGGTTCAGCGTGCTACCGTTGTTGCTCGACTGATCAGTCGGCTGAGCTTCCTGTTTGCTCTTGAACATCGTGCCAGACAAAGGCTTGTAGCCTTCAGGTGGCAAATGACCCGTCAACTGAATCGAAGCCTCTTCGTCGGTGATCAGGCCAAGGCTCAACTGCTCAAGAACCATCGCCTGCTTGGTCTGATGAAAGGCCACGAGCTCGGCCGCAGGGCGCAAGTCGATGTCCGCATACTTGAATTGGACACTCACATCGACACCCATCACACGCACGGCGACCGTAAGTGCTCTGGAGTACAACTCATTGAGTTTGGCTTGTACAGCACCTTGCACACTCTTCAGGAACAGCGCAGCTTCCGTAGATGCAATATTTGAGCTTGCAGCGCCGTGGCCGAGTATTGCGCCAAGTGCTTTTGAACCTGACGCAGTTTTACCGTCGATCAAGCTCTGCAATACTTTGAGCTCATCGCCCAGCGAGTCATTCCCGCGAGACTCAAGGGTTAGATCGAGCGTGTCAAAATAGATCAATGCCTCTTCAGGCGCGAGGTTGTTCAGACGAGTCTCAAGGTCAAGAATGAACGAGGTCATGTATTCGTTCAGCTTTTCCGGGTCGAACTGGATTTCAGCCGGCAGGTTGGCGCGGAACTTATCTTCGTCAACCACCGCCTTCAGGCGTGGGAACAAAACACGTCGGACAATGCGGCGAATGTCGTTGAGTAGCTCATGACCGAACAGAGTAGGCTGCAGCGCAGGCTCCAGCGGTGATGTTGAATACGCTGAGAGTAGGTCTTGATCGAGCGATGTATAGATGAATGCTGGGGTGTCCAGATCGCGAGTCTCACTGCCGATAATCTGCACTGGGCGGACGCCAAGGCCGTCTGCAATGAAGTCGATATTCGTTACCGATATTGGCTGCAACTTACTTGGTGTGAGTGCTTTGTCGAAGATGACTTCAAGGCTTGCTGACCCGTAGAGCATCAACTCTTTAGCAAGGCTCTCAGAACTTGAGCGGATCGACGGGTTTTGAGAGAAGCCTGCTGTGTAATCTCCGACATGCTCCATCCTACTTAGTATTTGTTGAACAAGTTTCGTTGCGTCAACGTCGATACGACCATCGCTTGAATAGGCAACTGCTGTATATGTTTGGCTTACAGCCATCCTGATATACGCAAAAACCGCTGCGCTCAGGTCTGGGCTTGCGGCGACAAAATTCCGCACAGCCTCCCGGCTGTTGCGACTTGTAGAGCGCAGCGCCGTGATGTCTGCATTTAGCAGAGCATTATCGCTCCTTGGTATTGCCGAGGTCTTTGACGGAGTTGCACTGGTAAAGAAAGACGGTAGCGATACTTGCTTACTCTTCGTCTTGATTGGAGCAGGCGGCGGCAGCGCCTTGGCGGCCTCTGGGCTGACTCCGAAAAATGTCTTGAATTTGTCGAGCACGGCAGCGCCTTGGTATTGGGTTTAGGCGCGACCATACGCCATCACTATATTTTATGCAACCATAGATTTATTTGATGGCGTTGTCAGGGCTTTTTCGATCGACCAGCCTCGTATGTGAAGCCTACTGTAAAGCGTCTCGCGCTTGATTCCAGTTCGCTCAGCCCATTGTTCAAGTTGCAGATTTTCACCGTTGAACGCATAGAAGACGTTGCTTCTACGATTGTCAGCCTGTTCCTTAGCCGTTGCCCACCTACAGTTCTCAGGCTCGTAGTTTCCGTCGTTGTCAATCCTGTCGATGGAATGCTTCGGACTCGGCCGCGGCCCCATATCAGCTAGAAAATTCTCAAACGAGTCTTTCCAGCGATCGCAGATAGTGATCCCGCGTCCGCCGTATCTATAGAAATTACAATCTTTTTCGTTTAAACATCGCTGCTTAATAGCGTCCCACACTTTGTATTCTGGAACGTTAATCCCGGCAACGGTTGCACCGTGCTTGGTAATTATCTCCACATTTAGACAACCGCAACTCTTGGTTACACCACTCCTTAGTGTGTTACCACGAGCAATGTGTGTTGCACCACACTCGCAATCACACACCCAATGTGCGCCCTGCGTGTCTCTAAAGGCGACGGCTTTTACCACCAACCGCCCAAACCTCTGGTCGGAAATATCAATAAATGTGGGCATTTATTCTCCTAAGCCCTTCGACATGCACGTTCGCGCTGGAAGGGGCTGAGGTGGCCCGCGACCGTGCATGTCGAATGACTCAAAGAACTCCTCGGATGTGTTACATGCGATTCGGCAGGTTCCAGCTCCCGAATCGCAGCCGTCATATTAGACACGAACCCCCCGCATGTCAACATCTTGAGGTTTCAACGTCATGGTGTTGAACAGCGGCAAGGTGCCGCCGAAACCACTACGCAAGCCGAGCAACCTTGATGCAATGAGTAGGTATGTCACAGAATGATGCAAGTGATCCTGCCCGTTCGTCTTGACCCAGTTGAGCGTTAGCTCGTTGTTCACAAACTGCTTAATGCGCTTTTGGCTCATCATGTGTGAAATCCACACGTTGTCATGCTCATCACTGACCTTTTGAATGTAACCTGCCTTTACCATGTCCGCAGACAAGCTGAGCGCATTGTTTCGATGCACATTAACCTGCCTCACATCCATCTTACCCACAGACTCCTCGCGATCTTTCACCACAAACAACTCCACCGTCTTACTTTGCACATACACCGATGCAAACATGTTGCGGTGCGTTTGTTGAAGTCTGAAAACAAGCTCGCTAAGTGGGCCTGCGTCGATCACAGCGCTCCGCAGTCGATACTTTGCCGAAAGTTCAGCGTATCTCTCAAACATCTTCTGAAAAGGCACAGGCTCAACATGCACAACCACAATAGAGTTGTCATTGTAAACTTGCCCAATGCTTATCCAGCAGGTGTTGCCCACGTCGATACCTGCACAATACGAGTACCCACCTTCAGGAACCTGGGTAATGATTGAGCGCACGATGTCTTCGCGAGTCAGCGAAATTTCAGCATCTTCCATCGCAATACCAAGTCTTTGGTTGGCGAAGTCAGAAAACCTTTCATATTCGGTGCTCGACTTGACCAAGGTGGGCATTTTGATGATCGTTGGGCAGTCGAATGGCGTGACTCGATAGCCTGAGTTCACAAAAGCATCATCGGGGTTTTCCTCAACCCACTCTCGATGTTCAGGTTGCAGGTTTGCAGGTTTGCCACACTTCGGACATGCAAGATATGCCTCGCCCCATCTAAATTTCGGGTCTGCAAAGTGTAGTTTTGTTACTTTATCAAGTCGATCATCAAAACCTGGGATAACAACGTGCTCAAAATAGTCAGGTGCGAACCATGTTGCACAATGCTCGCATTTGCAGAGGTTAAGTTTTCTCTTGCTTTGCGCGAACATGAGACTAATCCCATAACCAGGAACAGTCGGTGTTGATAACGCCACAGTATTCGCGTATTTGGAGTGGATAAGACGCGAGTTGTACAGCGTCATCACAGAAATATCTGAGTTGTCAACCTCGTCAGTAATCAAGCAGTCAGCAGGAATCGAGATCGCCTGCCTATCAACCTGGCACCCTCTCATATACAACCACGAATTACCAAGTTGTTTCACCGCCACGTTATCCACTTCTGAGGAAATCAAGTCCTTCAAATACTCAGAATTGGTGATGATTGGATCAATCCGCGTCTTCATAAAGTTGGCCGCGGCCGATGCACTGGGTAATGTGTAAATTGTGGAGAATCCATCTATCAGCGCACATTTTGCAAGGGCAAGGCGTGCGGACATCTCGGATATACCGATCTGCGCAGACTTCATAATCACAATATTTTGGGCTTTGTCTTCAAGAATACGCTTTTGGTACTCATGACCCTCAAACGTAAAAGGTTTACCGTTTAACTTCGTGTGGTTAACAATAAAATCAACAATTGTGTCCGCAGAATGCGCTGAAAGACTCGCTTTCAGCCTTGATACATGTCTATCAAATAGATCATTGGCCAAGGTTCTCGTACTCCTTCAAAAATTCATTGGCAGCGTCCAACGGTAGCTTTTTTAACGCCGAAATCATGATGTTTTCAACACTTTTGAACCTTTCAGCGTTGTAATAGTCCGTCTGCATCTTGACCAACTGCTGTAATGTTGACGCCACTTGGCCTGCTACTTGCGCTTTTTGGTTAGCAGGAATCATGTCATCAGTGAGCACCCCTGTTTGTAAATCCTTAACCAGAGCAAATTGTTGAAGTAATTCAGCCTCCAAATTCACATCTTTCAAGCTCAAAGCAGGCAAATACCCATCAATTTGATGCTTTAACTCAAGGAGTTCTACAACACTCATGTGCTGCAGCGGCACACCCTGCTTCTCCATCGTGGTGAAATTCACATTCTTTGTCAGACCATCCATAGCTTTTCCTAATAGTAAATATGTCAGGTTAATGTCTACTAGCGTAGTGGTTTCACTACACTTTACAGTGCTTGAGTATCTCGGCCATGAAATACTGATGTGACAGTGAACTCGCGGCCAACTGGTTAAAAGACACACCAAACATCGCCAACTGGCCGTCGAAGAACTCACGCAGAGCGTACTGTTTTATGTTTGTAGCACTGCTGAGCGCCACCAGATCAATCTCCCCGTCCAGCACCGCAATCAACTTGTCTTTGAATGGCGCATGGACGATCTCGGGTGGCTTCCTGTAGGCCACGGCCGCGCTATGGTACTCGTCATATAGCGCCTTCAGCTTCAGGGACAGGGGCGCGGCACCGGGCTCGGTACTGTTCGTGTCCGCAGCAATCTCATTGGCCACAGCCGCTTTGAATAAGACTGGGCTCTTACGCAAGTTGCCTGGTGTGTAGCCTGGGTATTTGACAAGGTGGGCCTCCACAATCCGCAGCATCTGCCAATAGTTCTGGCCGATCGCTTTCGCGGCCTCTTTGCCAGTCAGGGTTCCCCTGATCACGGCCAGTGCATACTCCTTTTGCCGGGTTCTGCGCTCGGCCGTGGCCGCTTTCGCGGCTTCTTCATTGGCCTGAGTCGCGAACTTCTGCCGTTCCACAAAGAACTGACCCATCAGCCGGAACATGCTGCCACGCTGGATGCCAAGCATCTGGGCACTGGTATCAATGGCACAAGTGTACTCAGCCTGAGACTCGAAGCGCTGCTGCAAGCGTTGGAACACCGAGCGGAGCAATTCGATCTTGTCCTTCGGGTAGCGCTTTCTCAGAATGGCCTCGGTACGCGGTGGCAAGCCGGTGGGTGTACCGTTGAAGAGCGCATCAAGGATGGCATAGGGTCGCTTCTGGTTCTGCGGAGACAGATTCTTGTTCGACTTGACGTAGCCGTATAGCTCAAATGCATTGAGCTTGGCCGCTTGAGCAATCACACCAATGTGCTCACCCGGTATGTTGTGACTGTACCGCCACTGCTTGACGGTGCTCAGCTTAGTACCTGTGAGTTCAGCCACCTTCTCATAACTCCCGATATGGTAGAAGGCGACTTGGACTAGATCATGCGGATTAGTTAGTTTCATGTGATTTCCCTTAGATTTTTTTTAGTATAGCTAAAGTAATATGGGTTTGGTTAGGTTATTGGATTGTCAGGATTTTGTACTGTAGCAATATCGCTACCCATTGCAGGTACATCCAATAGTGTTCTCATCGCAGGCATGATCTTAGCAACGCGCCGCAACAGGAGCCTGACAATCGCATCCTTCGGCAACCCGGTCTTTAGCGCAGCAGCGTTTAAATTATCGATGCACCCCTGATTCACAGTCACAGTGCTCATGGCCAGTTGGTCAGGGAACTCGGGCGGTTGCGACTGCATGGCCGACTGCACGGCTGCTGGTAGGTCTTTTTCGACGTTCATCAAAGCCTTGCGAACAGTCGCAGAGATATTCAGGTTGCCTCTGATGCGCGACAGGTCTTCGTCATACGGGCGGATGGTGAGCAGAGTTGACATTTCATTGTTCCAGTAGCTGTTATGAGCATTTACTATAGATGTCATAGTGCGTTAGGTCAAGGTGTATTAGAAAGTTTGATGAGTGGCCGGGATGTTTGGAGGGGCTGGAAGCCAGGCCCGCGTTCGGTGTCGCTGAAATGGTATGCCGTCATGCGTCGCGCCCAGGGCGCTGACCATCTGGTCAGGCGAGAGCCGCGCCCATGGCGCTGACCATCTGGTCAGGCGAGAGCCGCGCCCAGGGCGCTGACCATCTGGTCAGGCGAG